GATAAGGCCATGCTTTCACGAGAGAACACAGTGCCTGCGCTGTTGTAGAAGTTGATACATATCTGCGGGTTTACATACGAGTTATCTATGTACGCCTCGATGTACCCTCCGTTCGTGCCGATGTTGATGACGGCACTCTTGGCCTCGTTGTCCAAGGTATCTACTGTCAAGGCCATCGGCTCATCGCCCTGTGCCTCAGTCAGGACAGCCTCGGCTTCGTGATACCAGTCAAACAGGTTGTTACCATTGGCGTCACATAGGTAGTCGCCGTTGTCTTGCTCGACCATGTAGCCGTCGTTTGTTTTAATTACTTTCATTTTGCTTCTCCGTGATTTGATTTTTAGTATGAGCGTGATGCTCGGCGCCGTCAGGCGTTGCGTAAAGGGATTCCTCGTGGATTCCACAGGGATTCCCAATGGGGACATTTGTCCCCATCAGTGAAACTGGTCGTCACTCGGTGACGATGCCTCGCCATGAGGCAGGCACGAAACCGTTGTCTTCGATGTTCTCAATAATCTTCAGGGCTTGTTTCATCTTCTTGAGTTGGTCTTGCCTTTCTTCGGTTGGTTGCATGAGGATGCGGGTCTCCAAGGTTTGCATCTCCTTGATTGTTTTACTCAATAATCTCTCCTTGGCCTTGGTGTGTAGGTCAGGCGTGACTGTGCGCAGGAACGGAACCTTGCGCTTGGCCTTGGCCTTATGCGGGATGGCCTCGAACGCTTCACTGATGGGCGTCTTTATTCTCTGCGGTATCCAGTCAGTCCAGTGCTCGCCATTGTTGGGCAAGTTTTTAGCTGTGGCCATCTGTATGGGCGTCTTCTCCAAAACCTTGGCTGGGTGTTTGAGCATACCGATCAGCTTTTCCATGACAGCTATGTAGGCATCGAACGCTTCGATGCGATGGGGACAAGTGTCCCCGTTGTAGTTCCGCCCCACCTTGGCGTTGTTCAGTTCGTAGCGCAGAGGCACGAGCACCTTCGCCCACTCGGTGCGTCTGTTGGCACGCGTGATCCTGTCTACACGCATCGCCTCCTTCATAGCTGCGACCTCGTTCTTGATCTTGGTTATTTCAGCAGGGTGTAGCTGACGCTTTTGTTTGAGGAGGTGCATATGCAACTCGTTGGCTGTAAGTCTAAGGTAACTTTCGTACATGATTATTGATCCCTTTATGTGTGGTTCGGACATTATAGCAGGTTGCGTCCGTGTGTACAAGGAAGCGGACGAGCAGGTAGACAGGCGCTAGCCCGCATGGGTGTTGAGATGTAGCGAAATGCGTCCAGCATATACATGGTTTTTCAAATGAGCCAAAAGACTTGAAAGAAAAAAGGCTTGAAGAAAAATAAATGCACCCCCTTATACACACTCTTATATATATATATTAATAATAATAAAAGTATGTATATAGTGGACGCAAAATTGGCCACGCTAGCATTGGCGCGGGTTGCGAGGTGTCTACCTGCTGTGTCACTTCTGTGTACACACGGACATCTAGGATTTGTGCTAAAAAACAACACAATAATCACTGAGACTGTCAATAATCTTTGAACGGGGACAAATGTCCCCATCAAAAGGGCAGGTCGAGTTGGTGCATGCCGTTCTTCCATTGATCGTACAACGCCTGAGTCTCGAACACCATGCCACGCAGATGCAATGCACCCTTGCGAAAGATGTGAACCTGATGTTGTGAGCCGTAGCTGATGGTCTGCATATGGAAGTCACGCCCACGAATGGTGACGATACCGACTTCTTTGATGCGAGGTTGTATGAATGAGCGCATGGTTATTCTCCTGTGATGATGTGCATGATCTGAGTGCCGAGTACGAACGCTGCTCCTGCCGTGAGCAATACGCCCATTGGTGCGAGGCCGTACTCGTTGATGCAGTAGAAGCCCGTGATGATGGATGTCACGAGTGTGAGTGAGAGCACGATGTGCGAGATGACTGCTGATGGTTTCATGATTGACTCCTTAGATTGAAAAGTTGTGGGCTTTGAGGAAGGCTGTTTCCTCGGGTGCAAGACACACAGCAAACGGGTGCTTGTTGATGTACGCTTGAAGGCGTGCGTGGTTCGCGGGTGTGGGGTTGGTGCGGTATGCGTTGAGAAGTTTTTGCATGATGATTCCTAGGTTGGACAAGAATTGAAACACCGCACAAGCCTCTCTCGTGCGGTGTCGGGGAAGAACAGGGACAAATGTCCCCATGATTATTGAGCAAATGCAATGGCAACTGCTTTCGATGCCAGTGATCGAGCACCTTCGTACTTCTGAGCAAGCTTCGCCAGCTTCTTGGCCATCTCGACCAACTCAGCAGGCACCTCGATCTCCTCTTGTTTGCCTGACGATGCGTCACCGCAAATATCTTTCAATAATCTCTGAGCCGCTTTCTTGGCCGCTTCGTACTTGGTCGCGTCCTTGTCGAGTACCTTCGTGCCCTTAGCCTTGCCCTCGCCATCCTTGAGCGTCACCCCGAACTTGCTCGCTACGATAGGCAAGATAACATCGCGCACCGCGTCACGCGTCATGCCCTTCGCGTCCTTGCGCGCCAACTCGATAGCGTCTCCGTATGCCAATGCGTGAGACAAAGCTGTGGTGATGTGTGTAGATAAAGTCATTTTGATTTCCTTGATGTGAATCGGGACAAATGTCCCTATCGATTAAAGAACCATTCCCTAACCGATACCTCTATTGTCCGAATGGGTGCGTTTCGTGTTTTGGCGGACGGCGTTTTTGCCTTGACGTTGACCCCACCCATCCCCCACCACCCCTAATTGAGCCGCCCGACCCACGCGTATATAAACACTGTTCCTCACCCGCAAATTAAATTTTCAAAATTTCTGACCCTAAACACCCCACCCCCTAAAAATTATAAAAAAATTCCAAGGTACCATGTCAAACGTTGGACATTGCATAATAAAAAAAGCCCCGACCTTGCGAGCCGGGGCAAAGATGGCAACTGAAACCATCAAGGAGAAGCAATGACTTGCGCCATCACCGAAAAGAAGTGTACACTAACACCAACGAGGCAACAAGTGCGACGCCAGCACCAACCCTACGCAATGCTAGAACATTTGATTAACGGCGAGTTTCATCCAGAGGTGGTAGACGCCACCGAGGAAGTCCTGTCTTTTGAAAAGGCAGACCCAGCTACAACTATTGACGCCAAAGTCAAGACGGCTGAATGGCTAAAGAACTTAGAGCTTGAGGACGAAGAGATCGAGTCCAAGGCAGAACAAGAATCTGCCCGTAAATCTTTTGCAAGTCTCGTAACAGGCCAGCCTGTTGGGAATACGCAACAAGCGCTAGCTAATCTAAAGACGCCTGCTGCAGTGCAGCATTTAGTTGGGATGCTCACTGCCTACGATTGGGCGTTTGTCGAGCAGGCCAAGGAACTGCGGGGCTACGCAGTGGCTCAGATCCTAGAAGAAGTCAAACACCCAGATGCACGCATCAGACTTAAAGCCTTGGACATGCTGGGCAAGGTCACGGAAGTCGCGCTTTTCACTGAGAGGGTTGAGGTTAAAAAGACCCAGATGTCAGACGCGGAACTTGAAACGCGCATCAAAGAGAAACTTAACAGGTTCATGGGTGTGATCGATGTGATTGACGTTACAGAAGACAAAGATGAAGCCTGAGAACTTCACCACCCTAAGTAAGTTGGAACTTGAGGCCATGGCCAAGGCCCTGCCGCACATGAACATCATAGAAAAGATGGAGTTGTTTGACGATTTAGAGCTTCGTGAGTCCCGCGCCAAACTGCAGGCGGCTAAAACAAACATGCTTGGGTTTGCCCAAGCGGTGTATCCGGGCTTTAAGATCGGCCCCCATCATAAAAAACTAGCAAAAATCTTTACAGATGTGGTCGAGGGCAGGAAAAAGCGCGTGATTATCAACATCGCGCCGCGTATGGGTAAGTCTGAGTTCTCGTCTTACCTGTTTCCTGCGTACTTTCTGGGTAAATATCCTGAGAAGAAGATCATCATGGGCACGCACACTGCGGGTCTATCTGAAGACTATGGCAGACGTATACGTAATTTGATCGATTCGGAGGAGTATCGTGAAGTTTTCCCCCAGACAATGGTCGCAGACGATCAGAAGGCTGCCGGTAAGTGGTCGACTTCTGCTGGTGGGCAGTATTACGCTGCTGGTGTTGGTGGTGCACTCGCTGGCCGTGGTGCTGATCTTTTCGTCATTGATGACCCTCATTCAGAACAGGACGTAAAGTCAAACTCTAGACTCGCGTTTGATACAGCTTGGTCTTGGTTCCAGACGGGCCCGCTGCAGCGTTTGATGCCGGGTGGCGGGATTATCATTGTGATGACCCGTTGGTCGCTCCTAGACCTGACTGGGCGCCTGATTGACTATCAAACCAAGAACCCAGAGGCTGTTCCATGGGAAATCGTGGAGTTGCCGGCCATTTTGAATGAGGACGAAGAAGATGAAAAGTCACTTTGGCCAGAGCAGTGGTCACTTGAGGCGCTGAAGTCTACAAAAGCGTCTATTGACCCGCGTTATTGGAACGCGCAGTACATGCAGCAGCCAACTTCTGAGAACTCCGCCATTATTTCACGCAGGATGTGGCGTATTTGGGAGCCGGACGACCCGCCAAAGTGCGAATACATCATCCAGTCGTGGGATACGGCGTTTGAAACTAAGAACACATCCGACTACTCTGCGTGCACAACGTGGGGCATCTTTTACAACGAGGAAGAAAATGACTCCCCCCAGCTTATCTTACTGGATGCGTTTAAAGATCGTATGGCTTTCCCTGAGCTTAAGGTGGTGGCGCTTAAGCAGTACAAAGAGTGGGAACCCGACGCGTTCATTGTGGAGAAAAAGGCATCTGGGGGGCCGTTGATTCAGGAACTCAGGGCGTTGGGCATACCTGTGCAGGAGTTCAGCCCGTCACGCGGCAACGACAAGATGGTGCGAGTGAACGCGGTTGCAGATTTGTTCAGTTCAGGTAAAGTCTGGGCACCCGACACACGCTGGGCACGGGAAGTGATTGAAGAGATGGCCGCGTTCCCAGTTGGGGAGCACGACGACTTCGTGGACACGACAACACAGGCGCTGCTACGCTTCAGGCAAGGCGGCTTTATCAGTTTAGACACGGACGAGAAAGACGAATCTGACCTTTTCCGCCGTAAGACACACGCATACTACTAGGAACACACATGGCAACGAACATCGACAAAGCGCTGTACCAACAACCCGTGGGCATTGACGCGCTGGGCGAACAAGAGGCACCCCTTGAGATCGAGATCGTGGATCCCGAAGAAGTCACCATTGGCATGGACGGATTAGAGATCACCCTCACGCCCGGAGAAGATGACGATGAAGAAGGCTTTGACGATAACTTGGCCGAGTACATAAAAAGTGGTGCCTTGCAGTCGCTGGCGGGTGACTTGGTATCCGATATTGACAACGACAAGAATGGCCGTAAGGATTGGGAGAAGACATACGTTGATGGTCTAAAACTTTTGGGCTTGCAGATAGAAGAACGCACTGAACCTTGGAACGGTGCATGCGGCGTGTTCCACCCCATGATTACAGAAGCGGTTGTGCGCTTCCAAGCCGAGACAATCACCGAGACGTTCCCAGCCCAAGGGCCTGTGCGCAGCAAACTCATCGGCAAAGAAACGCCAGAGATGAAAGAAGTCGCGGCTAATGTTGAAGACGACATGAACTATGAGTTGACGGAAGTCATGACGGAGTACCGCGCTGAACACGAGCGCATGCTCTGGTCACTGCCAGCCACAGGCTCAGCGTTTAAGAAGGTTTACTATGATCCCAATTTGGGACGTCAGGTGTCGATGTTTATTCCTGCGGAAGATATGTATCTGCCGTACGGAACAACGGATCTGGATACTTGTTATCGCATCACGCACGTCATGCGCAAGACCAAGAACGAGATCATCAAGCTTCAGCAAGCAGGTTTTTACATTGACGTTGATTTGCCTGACGCACCCAGAGACTTGACAGACATTCAGAAAGCCAAGGACAAAGAGACTGGCTTTAGTGATTTGAATGACGACCGCTACACCCTGTATGAGTGCCACGTTGACTTGAACCTTGAAGGTTACGAAGACAAAGACGACTCTGGTGAAGAGACCGGCATCATGCTGCCATACGTTGTCACGCTGATTAAAGGCTCTAACGACATCCTGTCAATTCGCCGCAACTGGAAGGAAGATGATGACCTCAGACTCAAG